GATTGTTCTACACAGTGTTCAGGTTCAGACAAAGACAGTTCTTGTTTGGTGGGGAGATGGTTCATTGCATACCTTCTCATTTAAAGACTTTGAAGATATGTTAATAAACGCTACACCGCATTGTATTTATACAATTGGTGAAAGCGCAGAATACAACAAAAATCCTTGGTATTCAAAGCTCTATGCCGCTATAATAAACATTGTAGAGAAGATTAGAGTGTATTTAAAAGGTTCAAAATGATAGAGAATATCTTAGAACAGATCGAAGCCAGTAAACAAGTAATAAGCACCATAAGACCCGATGATGTCATTTTAATGGTCAAGATGATCGTGGAAACATTTGAAGCTGGTGGTAAGGTTCTAATCGCAGGGAATGGTGGTTCTGCTTCCGACGCTGATCATTTCACTGGTGAGATGCTTGGTCGATTCAAAATGGAACGAGAAGCATTACCGGCAATCTCTTTGTGCTGTCATGTAGGTGCATTAACCGCCATTAGCAACGACTATTCTTATGAAAAGGCATTTGCCAGACAGCTCTCGGCATTGATCAAGGAAGAAGATTTATTCATAGGTATTTCAACAAGTGGTAAATCCCCAAACATAATCAATTGTTTGAATGTTGCCGATGTCTATGGTGCTAGAAGCATTTTAATGTGTGGTACAAAGACATCCGTAATCCCAGAATCTACAAATGTTATCAATGTAGATTCTGATGTTACAGCCAGAATACAAGAAGTACATGGTTTAATTATCCATTTAGTTTGTGATTTGGTTGAAAAAGAAATGTTTGCCAAGCGTTAAACATTGCTGGTCATCTGTGGTAAAATACAGTTGACCAGAAGTTCTTTTGTGTAATACGGCATGTAGCAAGCAACAGCACACCAGCAGACCAAAAGATCGGCTGGTCTTGTAATCTTTTTACTTTTCATATCCACACCTTTGCTGTATAATAAAAGGTGTGGGACTTTGTTATGTACAAGCAGTTGAAATAGATTATCATAGAAAGGGTGCAGACCTATGACACCACCAAGAAGCAGTATAGAAGATCGAGAACACTTCAGATTCGATGGCGAGTTTGTAAAACTCATCGAACGACAGTCAGAGCAAAAAATCATGCTTAATAATCTTAACGAGAAAATTGAGAGTATCAAAGAATCCAATAATGCCAATTTTGATAAGTTAGGTAACAAACTTGAAGAACTTGGTAAAAGTATTGGAGCTATTCAAAACAACTGTATCGCCCACAAAGTGATGGAAGATAAAAACAAAGAAGCAAAAAGACATACAACAGATTATGTGTTACAATTCAATCCAACAATAATCAAAGCAATCATAGTTATTATTGCGTCACTTATCGCATATTTTTACGGGGTTGAGCCAAAGTTACCTTGATAGAAAGGTTGTCCTAGATGGTTAAACGACCAAAAGAAATTCGGAATCGACATAAAAATTTGACAGAAATAGTGTACAATGACTATAAAAATGAAGATCGGCGAGAGATTGTTCCTCCGATTATAGAAAAAAGAAAAATCCCAAGGTTGTTAAAGATAGACGGGATATGTTATTGTGGTAACTTAGCATGTGAACACGTTGAATTATTCGATCTTGGTGGTGGTGTTCTGAAATGTGGACAATGTTACACAGTGTATAACAAGGGGGAATAAATGAATAATCGAGAAGAACAATTTACCGCAGACAGAAAATTTGATGAAATATTAGATGACACCAGTGCGATCAGATTTTCACAGATCAAGGTCGGTACGCCATTTATACACATAATCGCAAATGCTGTCAGTATTTTTGTTAAAATTACAGACATTGATAACAGCGAAAATGCAATAATCTTGATTGGTGATATAGATAATAAGCCAGTTAGATTTTTTAAAAACACGACATTCGTTGTTCCCATAGATATTAAATATCTAACATATGTAAGAAACATTGGAGGTAGATAGATGAAGTGTCCAAAATGCGGTTACACAGATGAAGTTAAACCTGTTACATCTCATGGTCTACAAATTCCTCCACATATCAGCGATATTGGCTTACAGCTTATCAAAACATTTGAAGGAAAGCACAACAAGGGCTATTTGTGCCCTGCTAACGTGTGGACTATTGGTTACGGGCATACAGGGCCGACTTTTGGTAAACAAACACCACAGGGTATGACCATTTCTGATTTCGACATTGATAAACTTTTGAAAGAAGATATGGCGCGATTTGAGGAAGCTGTTACCAAATATGTTAAGGTGTCTTTAAATCAGAATCAATTTGATGCACTTGTATCGTTCACATTCAATGTAGGAATCGGTAAACCAAAAGATGCAAAATCTGATGGAACTGGATTGCGCGGTTCTACACTATTAAAGCTCTTGAATCAAGGGAAATATGATGAAGTTCCTGCACAGTTCCTTAGATGGAATAAAGGCGGCGGGAAGGTTCTTGCTGGTCTTGTACGAAGACGTAAATCAGAAGCTCACTTGTTTGTAACTGGTGAACTTAAAACACAATTTTAATTGGAGTGTATTATGATAAATAGCAACATCGCCGTGTTCTGCGAAACCGAAAAAGAATTTGAAGAATTTGTAAAAAATACCAACCTTGGGAATTGTGTTAGAGTCAGGGATATGTCAACCCTTGTTGGTTATAATTTTTCCGGGTTTGTGACTTTGAACGAATTCAAAATCAGCGATGAGATATATACGGCACTGTCAAGAAGGCTACAATCAAGGATTTGTGGTATTTAACTTAAAATAAATTTATAATTGGATTAAACTATGTCAGAACCAATCCATGTCCAACTTCTTAGAAAAAATGTTGAAAAAAATTATATCTACATTGCTTATTATGGAAAAGATTATACAACCGGATCAAACGATAGCCTTGATTTAAAAGATTTCGAGGAAAAGACAGGGATTGTATGGAGTGCAAAACGTGCAGATTATTTGGTAGATGATTACGACGAAACCGCGTACACCCCAGAGTTGGTTATGAGTCGTGAATTATTTCTAAGCATTACAAGAGGTATATAAACTAATGAAAATCGCATTACTCACAAATTTAATAGAAGATTATACAGGGCACATAAATGTTGGTGATGCGTTTATTCGCTTTGGTTTACAGCATGTGTTAAACAAGGCGATAAATGAGCCTATTGAATGGCATTTAATCAGTCGCTTTAAACCATTAACACCAGAAGAATTAGAGTTGATGAAAACATGTGATTGTATAATCTATGGTGGTATGCCTCAGTACAACAACCTAGATGATTGGCGTTTTTATTACGATGATGAAATCTGGAATGACTTGAATCAACTCAATATTCCAATTTTGCGTTTAGCTGGTGGTGGTGGCTATCCATCAGAGTTCTGGACACCTGAACAATTCGCTGAACACTTGAATAAATCAAATTACACAAAAGAGATTTTAAAGAAAAGTTGTTTAAATACAAAATTGTTTACAACAAGGGATAAAATGGCTCAATCGTTTCTTGAAAGCAATGATGTTAAATCAACCCTATTACCTTGTTCTGGAACATTTGCTTGTAAGTTTCAAGGTGTTGAAAAGACAGACAAAACAATTAATGCTATTTGTTTAACGGCTTCTTATCTGGAACATAGGGAAGATAGAGAGCTGTTAATAGAAGAGTTTAAACAGACAAAGGATTATCTTGAAAAGAAAACAGGTAAGCCTTGTTTGTATTTTGCTCAGGTTAAGAAAGACGATCTTGAACTTCTTAAAGAATGGTTTGGTAATCATATTATTCATGTGGATAACGCACTTGATATAATTGATTATTACAAACATGTTGAATATTGTGTTACAACAAGACTTCATTTTGGTTTACCTATTCATGGAATTGGTGGAAAAGTGGTTCTTGTTCGTGTAGATACAAGAGCGATTGCTGGTGAAGAATTAGGAATACCAGTTATTCCTTTAACGGATTACACTCACGAAAAATATGTTGAAATCTTTGAAAATGATAAGTTCTCAAAGATTCCTATTCAAGAATCAATTGATAAGTGTGTGAATTTCTATCGTGAAAAGATCAGAGCAATCTGAATTAGTTAATAAGGAGTTTTTATGCGAGCATTTTTCAAATCAATTTTCGGTATGTTTTTTGGTAACGATGGTATTGTTAGTAGCACAAAGCTGATGTCTTTCATCGGGTATGCCCTGTTCATTTTCATCTCTATCTGGACTGCTGTAAACAACCCAGAAAAGTTCAACTATGAACTCTTTGCAATCCTCTCTGCCGCCTCAAGTTCAAGTATGAGACTTCTGGATAAGTGGCTGAATGTTCGTTCATACCCCACGGCTGCGGCTGCTATAGTTGAAACCGAAGTTGTTGCAACCGGAGTAACCTGTGAATGAAACGAGCAATAATATTATTGGTGCTATTGTCGCTGTTATTCTCA